AATCTCGATTAAGTTTTGTGTAATCTTCGACAGTTCCTCCAGTTTCTTCCATAAACTGTACAAGTTTTTCTACGCCTTCAGGAAGCTCTGGTTGTTTTTCTTCCTGTAATATTTTTTCTTCTTTAACAGGAGCTTCTTTCTTTTCCTGTTTAATTTGTTTTTTAGGCTCTTCTGTAATAAGTTCTAAAGGGGAATCAGTAGATTCTTTAGTAATTTCTACTTCTTCTTTTTGAGTGCCTTCAGCGTTTTTGGGGGTTTCCCGTACTTCTGATCCCACGCCTTGCAATCCCACTTCGGACTGTTCATCGCGTAACACGCTGCCCTTTGTTTCTGATTCTTGAATGGCATTTTTTTCTTCTTTTTTAGGTTCTTCTTTAACTTTTTTTACAGACTCTAATTTAGCCTCTTTTTTAGGTACTGGCGGTTTATCTACATTAATTTTGTAAACGCCATCCTTTTGTAATCCATAAGCTGGATCAACTTTACCCTCGTCTACAGCTTGTTCTAATACAGCTGCTTCTTTTTGTTGGGGGGTATTTATATCGGGATTAATTTCTCCAACATCTTTAACTTCGACTTTTGGAGCATCTTTTACTTCTTGTTCTTCCATAATTGTATATAATAAAATAATTGTTTAAATATTTAGGAGGCTTCAAAACGACCCATATCGAATCCTCCTAAGGTATCATTACCTTTTGATTCAAAATCTTTAACTGGGTTGTCAGTATTGGGAGCACCGCTTAACTTACCACCTGCTTTAATTTTTGTATCTTCTACACGTTGATTACTGGTTTTAAGTTTTGTATCTTCACGGATTAACTCTCGTTGTAACATGGATTTATTGCTTCTTTCAGCAAGTTCCATTTGAGATCTTAATTCAAGTTCTTTTAATTGAACATTTAAATTAAATTCATATTGCATTAATTCTTTTTTAGCCCTAGTTTCAATTTCCATTTTTCTAATTTCCATTTCATTTTCTGATGTGGATAATTGTATTTTAGAATCTGTTTTTAATTGCTCTGCTTGAACTTTAACTTCTTCAAGTTTTTGCGCTTGTTCCCCTTGGGCTTGAGCCTGAGCTGCAGAAGCTGCTTGCGCTTTAGCCATATCAGCTTTTTGTTTAGCTATTCTCCTAAATTTTAATAACTGATTAGCTAATTTAGTATTTTTAATTTCTCTAATATCAATAGCATCTTCTAGATGTATACTATCTTTAGAAAGCGCTACTTGTATATTATTTTCTAATAATTGTTTCTCGTTTTCATCAGGTTCGAGTTCTAAGAATATGCCAAAATCATGGAGATTAAGTTCCTTTAATTCTTCTAAAGACCCTACAGAAAATTGTCCTAATGAATCTATAAACATTTCTTTTGTAGGATGATATTCTAAAACATCTTTAAATCTTAATGATATAGCTTCAGCTAAACAAGTAGTTATAAACATACTAGCCTGCAATATATGCCTAGTTGCTACATTACTATTAGCTGCTGCTAATTTTTGCACCCCTACCAAAGAATATTGATCTGGATCTGCTGCATCTCTTGCCTCATTAAGACCGGTAACATCCCGCATCATTTGTATATATTGATTATAAGCACCAATTAATACTTGAATTTGTTGACCACCGCCACCAGGTAATTCTTGGATTGGGATATTACCATTATTTCTTTCCCCCTCCGTTGTTAAAGATCTACCAATAATAGATCCTGTCTGAAAATACATATTTAATGCTTCTTGAGGATTATAGTTGGTACCATTCCCCAAATCAATTTCAGCTAATCCATCCGCATCTACATATACACCAGAAGGTGTCATTCTTTGAATAGATTGTTGTAGTTTTAAATGGGTTAATTGTATTAAATCTGCATAAGCAGTCATTTTAGATACTAAAGATGTAATATTACCTTTATATAGCCTTGGTGCACTAACAACATAATTCAGCATTACTTTGTTAATATTAGCCGAAGGTCTAACCATATTGGAAGCTTTTTGCCATTTTAATATAGTATCAGTTCCTAATACTAAGCATCCTTCATATATTACTTCTCTAGTTTGTTTTACTTTTTCAAAGCGAGTTCTTTTATCTTTAGGGGGATCAAAAGTATCATCCTTTGCAATAGCCTTTTTACCACCAGTAGGAACTTCTTTTATTTTGTATACGTCATGTTCCCAAGTTTTCCAATTAAAATATAATACAGTTAAAGTATTTTTTGCAGCTAATTCACTATTATTGTAATAATTATAAGTAGGATCATTATAATCATTCCAATTAGAACCCCTATTAACTAGTTCTTCTATATCCTCATTAGTTAACGCAGGAAATTGTTTTTTAAGCTCATTAACTTTTATTGTTTTAACCTCCCCAAAATAATAGCAGTCTTGGAAATTTGGATCTTCGGTATATGACCACACTAGATTAGCGGGATCTACATATTCTACTACAATTCCATCAGTGTTATTAAATCCATGTTTAACAGCACCCATTCCTAATGTAGCTAAATCATAATCAATACGCTTTTTAGTTTCCTCGTATTTATTAGCTTTAAAAATATTATCAATAGCTTCTTCCTCAGCCATCTCAATACCCTGCTTATAATTTAATTGCATATAGAGTTCTAACTCCTCTGTATTAGCAGGTAATTTATTTACATCAAAATTTCTTGCCGTTACGCCTAGTGTTTGCTCAATATTTAAAAGCAAACCCGCAGCATTTAAATCTTGTTGAACATCATTAACAAATTTAGTTCTTTTTCCCGTTGCAATATTATCTTGGCCTACAGCTTTTATAGAAAATAATCTATCTTGCATACCATTAACTACTATATCTATAAATTTTGGAATAATAGGAACTGGTTTCCAATCTAAATTAAGATAAGATAAATCCCCATTAATAGCAAATTCGTCTTTATATTTTCTAATAGATTGTTCCCCTCTAGAATATAGTCTAAGTCTATGTGCCTCTTGCCTCGAGTTATAAAATTTTCCAATGCCATTATTGTCTTTATTAAACCACTCTTGCTCAATAGCCCTTCCTACTGCTAAACCATATGTTTCGGTTTGCTTCTCTTTATCAGAGACTGCTTGACTTGGAAATTGTGTTAGAACTTTCCCTTTTAATTTTGCCATATTTATTTTATTAACTCACTTTGATAGCCTTCATTCCTGTATTTTGAAAACTCGAAATCCAACTTTTTAATTGTTCTATCTGTATTAGGTTTATATAAATGTTTTCGGCATGCCATTATAGCTAAGCCACTACTTATAGAAGCATCAAAAGATGTTCTTCGTGAAATATCAAATCGTGCCCAATCTTCTAAAGTACGTTGAAAATACATATTACCGTATTCTTCATTATTTTTACCAATATATTCTTCTATATAAGATTCAATTGCGGATGCATGCGCTTGTTTTATATCTTCCGAAGAATTCGGAATACCACCTAATTCCAATTCTGTTTTAGACAGATTGCTTTTCCGCTTATCAGGGCGGTTCATTGAGAAGCCTCTATATCCTCTCCTTTTAAAATGATAAAGCAATCTAGGTTTGTTATTTTCTGCTAATAAAGGCATTCCATAAAAAATACAAGCCATTAATACATCTTCAAAGAATATTTCTGCTGTCTGTGGTCGTGCAATGTATTCTAAAAAAAATTTAGTATTAGGTATATCGCTAGTCATAGTAAAAGTTGTAAGTCCATGCAAAGATCCATTAGAACCTCCCCCTCCTACAGTACCCGAGATATCATAAGGATCACAACCAAAAGCTCCTAATCCATCATTACCTGGATATTTTATACCATTTCTTTCTATTATATTATTTTGCAAATTTGTGGGAGGTAACCAGGATATTCTAAATCTACCATTTTGAGTAGGAATCCATATAACCTCTTTGTCTTTTATTCCTCCCCTCCAAGAAAAAGCCCCTCGTACTACGTGCCCATTAAATTCCATTTCTTCATTATAATCTATTTGTTCATAAATTCTAGTGAGATTAAATAATGAATTAAGAGTCTCGTCTCGAAAAGCATGTTTTTCAGATCTTGGAAATTGTCTATAATATTCGTTTAAAGCATCAGAATCTCTTTTTAACCCCTCCACTTCATTTTCCCAGTGTTTAATAACCCCCGAAAATATTGGTTCACCATCAATTCCTTCAACCGGTTCTGATGGTGTGTCGAATACAGGGTACCCATACTTATTGATAAATCCTTCGAAGCCCCATTCCATAGGTATGAACAAAGCATATAATCCACTTGAAGTCTGGCCGTTGCGATTTCTATTTGTGACATCAGAATTATTATATAATTTTTTAAAATGATTCCCTCCTTTATCTAAAGCATTAGAAGTAGAACCCATCATACATTTACCTACTATTCTGGATCCGAGCCTGAGGCATGTTTTTGTGACCCTCCAGTTATTGAGGATATTGTCGGGACGTTCCCATTTCCCGGATTCGTCATGAACGAGGAGTTGTAACTTCTCCCCATCGTACGAGTTGTCTCCGGTGTTCTTCCAATCG